GAGTCGAACTATCTTTCAAAGCGAGAGAAAGAAGACTTTTGGAGAAAACTGTGGGAAGAGATTGAAGCATGGGGTACGGATGACATGCGAGAGAACGAGAAGAAAGTCTACGAGGCTATAAAGATCGTTTTGTCATCCGCAGATGAAATTGACATTTTAAATAAAAAAGCAGTGTATCTCTACTTAAGAGAACTCACGGGATTGAATACAAAGCAGATTGTAACTCAGTTGAACAAGATGCGAGAAAAGTACAGAGACTTTAGAGTCGACTGGGACAACGGCAAAATTTAAAATAAAACTAATTAGGTTATGAGTAAAAAACTTGAAAAATGCATTGATGATGCGCTAAAAAACATTGAAGAAGATCGAAAAGTAACCAAAGAGCTTCTTAATGATGCAATCAAATATGTTGCTGTTGATGAGGCAAGGCATAGAGAAGTTGGCATTATTATGTCAAAATATGTTGAGACCCTTCAACGCTCTAACGAACAATTGGTTAAAATAGCTGGCCTTATGTCTAAGAATGAAAAGGCTCAGGCTGGACTGACCGATGACGATAAAAAAGATTTATTTGATTTGATCTCCGGCAAAGACGATGAGTAATTATTTTGTAAAGTTTTTTGATGCAATTCAGGATAGAATCGCAAGGCACGAACTTGAAGAAGAGATCAAGTTAGAGAAGTTGTTCGGAAGAAATAAACTTGCTGGGAAAACAACATTTGAAGGTATTGTAATGAACGACCCAGCCGGATCATCCGCTGAGACGACTAATGGATCTACCGTTAATCGTTTTGTTGCAGTCAAGGTTTACATCAAAGATCTTGACGATCACATGTTTGACTTTGATCTTTTAAACAAAGTAACCGACGAGAATCAAAAAATAAACTTGCTGAATAATTTGATTGGTGGATGCTACACTGCATATCCCGATTCTGCTTTATATTCTTCCGAACCGGACCCCAAGTTCCAAGCAGGATGCACGGTTGAACTAAAGTTTGCAGATCAGGGCCCGCAAACAGCAGACCATGGTAGAATGCGAGGCTTAAGATATACAAAGGTCACCAGATTATCTGACAGTAGGTATTCTAATTTTGCAAAATACTTTACAGGGCAGGTTTCAGATTTGTTTGAAAACCAATCGATATCTCAAAATGGTGATTTTGAAGATAGAAGCACGAGCGCAATTACAGATTTGTCAGCACCAGCACAGACAATAATTAATGAATTTATATCAGAATTTAAAAAAAGACAATCAATCGATCTCGTTGCAACCAGTACTTTAAGAACATACGGAGCGCAGGTTAGAATTGAACATACAAACGTGCAGAAAAACGGCGGCCAAGATTGGTATAGAAAAACTTACGGAACCAACAAAACAAGAACTGAAATGCTAGATAATTATGTAACATACCCAAACGATGTTCAAGGCAATATTGAAAGGAATGTACCTAAATTAAAATCTTCCGGTCTTGGAAGCGCACACCTTAAAGGATTGGGTATTGATTTTAGCACCAACAAACTAACCTATGATCAAGGAGTGGCGTTGGAAAATTTAGCCTTGGAATTTAAGAACGCTGGAAAATTCTCTAACTTTGAGTGGGAACTGTTGAGCACAAAATATAGCAGCAACAGAGAAGCGAGAAAAACAAAAGGAACCACGTTTTCTGGTGAACATTTCCATATTTCAATCAACGCTAAAGCAATAGGACAATACTAATGTCAGGAGATCTTAAATCACAAAAGAAACCAATTGATGTTCAATGCCTTTCCTTTACGGACCAAGGTATTAAAGAAATAATCAGTTCGGGAGAGTTTACTGGACCATTTCACACACCACTTGCCGAGTGTATTCCGATTTATGAATCGGCTCCATGTGAAACAGTAATTGCCGGAGATAATAATGCCTTTGTTATTCTCGGCCGAGACAGACCATATTCTCTAGGATCTGGTAAAGGTGCCGGCGGCGGTAAGTGCGGAAGAATCCATATGATTGCAGGTCTTGCCGCCGCATACGAGAATGCATCTGACGGCCTTGAGACAGGACCGAATCTAATCACAGATGCAGCAACACTTTACATTACGCAAAGAGGAAACATTGACGCATACTTTGGGTTGCCACCGGGTAAGAATAGAAGCGCCGATGATCGTTCTGCAATTGCTTTGAAAGCAGATCATACAAGAATCATTGCAAGAGAATCGGTTAAAATTTATGCTGGGCCAACGAAAACAAGTTCAATCAAAAAAGAAACCAACTCTGCCACAGGCGAACTTGATATGCGAGGCCGTATTGACCTCATCGCAGGAGACGAAGAAAATTTACAACCAGCGGTACTTGGAGATAATCTAGCAGAGTTTCTTTCTGATTTGACCACACTTGTACAAGAGATATGTACAGCAGTCGAGGATCTTAACAAAAGAACAAACAAAATCAACAACGCTCTTGCAATTCATACGCACACTATCGTACCACTGGCGCCAATAACAAACATGCCAAACTTTGTTTTACAAGCCGCCCATAAGTTTGATATTCTCAAAGGCAAAAAAGCAAAATGGAATAATACTTGGACCAATCTAAATCTTACGTTGGCCGAATTCAATGCATTTGATTTTGACGACTTATTGCCAATTAAAGGCAGAAACAATTTCCTTTCGGATAATATTTACATAACATGACAACACTTAATGAATCAAAGTTTTTAAACAAACAAAAAGACGTTTGTGAGGATACCGTTGCGGAGAGACCACCTCCGAAGATATGTCCTACTTGCATACCGAATCCCGATGCTATTGTTCCTACTTGGTATGAAGCCGAAGAGCCATTCCTTGATGAACAACGATGCGAGTATGTTGTCAGAGTTAATGTAAATGACAATGGCGATAGTTACGATGTATCTCAAATGAGAGAATCGGGCAAATCTCTTCGTGAGGTTTTAAATTCCTACAAGATTGCAGGAATCTATCAATTATTGCGATTTTTTGAAAAAGAAATATCAAACCAAGTAATCTTCGCCTTTGCTGATGATCCTCAAAAACTTAAGAGATTATTGAGAAGAAATAGAGCAAAAACAGAAGATTTGGTTGAGAAGGTGACCCAAAGTGTCACTGACGGTGTTTTCGATATTTATTCTTTGAGCGAAGGTCTTATTGAAGCATATGGGCTAAATGCTGAAGGATTCAATCCCGAGGCGCTTGAACTCTATGCTCGTGCTGATGACTATTGGGTTTCTTTGTACCAAACACCAAAAGGCGGAGAGCCAATCTGGGTAAAGGTTGTAATTCCGGCGTTTATTTTCGATAGAGTTCCGGAAGGTCTTGCTGGAGATGAAGAAGATGAATCTGACACATCTGGTGAAAGAGAAGTTATCATTGACGGCACTAAGTTCAAAGGTAAGATACGAAGATTAAAGCACGTTCTCGGAGTTTACAGTAAATACCAAGCATATTGGTGGCAATCCGAGAAAGGCAAACTGGCTTTTCAGAATGACCCAGTTAAGGGGTCATATAAGAACTCGTTCTATTGTAAAATCTATATCGATAAAATTAATGATATTGCTGACGAAATTGAGTCACTAATTGAATCGCAAACTGATTTCAAATTGAGAAATCGTAGAACTCGCCGTGCTGTTGACAAAATCAAAATAACATTTAAGCAGAGAGGCAATAACCCTTATTATATAAAGAAACTCGAAGTCATGGGATTTAGTTGTCCCGAGTACGAAAGGATAAGTTTAAAATCTCTCAAGTCGGATGCAAGAAAATATAAAGCACCGTTTAATAACGAAACTGCGCTGGGATATATAGCCAATCTAAATCCTATCGACAGTGATCTTAATGCAAGAGAGACGCCTCCATGGCTTGACTTCTTAGTTAAATACACATATCCAAAACTAACTCTTGACTATGGAAATGCTTCACCAGAAACAAGCGTGACCGATGGCACCACTTCTATACTTGGCTGTATTGTTGATAATAACGGCGGGACAGAAGGTCTTCGTGACTTCTTCTTCGATCAGGTTATTTCAACCTTTGAGGCAATTGAATATAAATGGAACCAGAATGCATGCAAGGTTTTAGCAGGCGCCGCCAGCGCAGCAAGGGCTGCTGGTGATGCAGCGAGATCTGGTTTATCAGACGAACAAGCAGAATTTCAGCAAGATCAGATTCTTGGAGAACTTCAGGATGATCTAAACGACACAAGTTCAGGATCAGGGAATATGTTCTTGGAGGCACGTCTTGAAAGAGCAGTAGACGATATGCAAGAAACTTTTGCTGAGATCGAAGAAGAACTAGCCGTATTTGAAAAAGAACTTGAGTTACAAGAACAGATAGATGCTCTCTTAGTACAGAGAGAAGAAGCAGAAAAAGAACTTAAAATAATAGTCGCAGTATGGGATTCGATTATAATTGGTAGAAATTACAGAATCGAAGAATTAGCGGGACCAACACTTGATGAAATGGAAGCAGCCGCTGCGGCTTCAGAGCAAGCAGCCCAAGAAGCCGAAGATGAAGCCCGCCGCCAAGAGCAAGAAGCCGAAGTTCTTGTCTTGATGAATCAGATTTATGGCGCACCAATACCAATAAAGCCATCTTCTGAAATTGTAGACCAAAGTTGGGAAAATACTGATAATTCACAATTATTAGACATAGGGCAACCAGCCGCACCCAATCTTCGAGAAACGGCCCTTCTCCAGAGCGCTTTTGATAAATATCCGGATGCAAAATTAACTTTAAAAGCATTTTATGCAGATTTAATTCGTAGAAATGGAAACGACATAGCGCAGGGTATTTTTACAGAAGAAGAAGTTAAAAAAGCAAAAGAATTGTCAAAACAAATCTCTTCGAATCCCGATAAAGTAGATAAACTTAATAAAGAACTTCAAGAACTTCAAGAAAGCACTGCAAAATCTCGAGCAAAGGCACAAAAGAAAGCCGAGAACCAAAAAGAAAAGAAAGCAAGACAAAACGCAAAAACAAAAAGAAAGAAAACAAAGGAAGTCAACAAAGAAGCAGATGGCATCCTATCCGGAAGAAAAGCGCGAAAGAAAAACCGGGAACAAAGACAAGACGATCGCAGATTTTATAGAGCAGATGCTAGAGCATCCAGAACAGAGCGTCGTCAATCTCGAGGTGCAGAAAGGGGCGAGAACCCTTTCATTGCAGCCGGAAGAGAAGCAGCAATTGCTGGTTTTGACTTTGAAAACTCACTTGTCTCTTTGTTTTTAACAGAAGAAGAAATGGCAAACTATGGCTTGTCTGGTTTTAATTTATCAAGAATTGCAGGTAAAGTCCCAAGTAGAAGTGAACGACGAGCCAATAGAAAGAAAAAACGAGGCCAGGGCGCTGCTCAACGATTAAAAAACTTTTTTGACAACTTTGGTATTTGTGGTTTTAATAAATTGATCGAAAAAGCAATCAAGTGTCTATTGTCAGGAATGGATTTAAGAACCGCTCTTAATCAAATCGTTCGTGCCGCAATATCAAATATGTCCCCTGCCGCAATGGAAAAACTTCTTGTTGGTCTTGACCCAAGAAAACAAGCCGAGATTCGAGAATATGTCGCTCAACAATTTCAAGATATGCCTGCTCCATGGGAAAGAGATTATCAACCCGGCCGTGTAACAACCGATCAGCAAATGGATGCAAAACAATTGTCGTCTGTGTCTGATAATATTTCTTCAAATGCTGGTAATCTTGAAAAATATAAAACACAAGTATCGGCACTTGATGATTTTGTTTCTGCTTTAAGAGAGTTCCTTGGCGAAATAGAACAACAAGCAAGTTCGACTCAATTGCCAACCAATATTACACTTCGCCGTGGGGCCGCTGGAAATAATGTAAAAACATTACAAAACCTTTTGATAAATAATTTGGGACCTCATATTCCTAATGAATCAGGTGTTCCTGCCGGATTTGCAGTTGACGGTGATTTTGGTCCAAAAACCGATGAAGCAGTACGCTCATTTCAAACTCTAAAGGGATTAGCCGTAGACGGAATAGTTGGGACTCAAACTATTAATGCATTAAATGGACCAGTAAAACCTGCAACTCTTGGTCCTGAGAACATAGAGCAAATTTCAGTTCAATTTTCTGCTAGCAATGATATAAAGGAATTTTTAATTTCTAAACTGACAGGCAAGACGCCAGAGCAAGCGCCAACAGTTGCAAATCAAATTAAAGATGATCTGAATAAAAAAATAGAAGAACTTGAGACGAAAGGTAAAGAACTTCAAGGTTCATTGACATCAGAACAACTTCAGCAATGGCAAAATATGACCGATGTACAACGACAGCAGATGATTAATGATGCTCGTACTGAAGCAGGATTTATTGTTGATGTGTCTAATCCAGAGCAGGTTCGACAAGGGTCTATTGGCAAGGCACTTGGTAACGTTCAAGGAGCGATATTTGATGCTTATGTTGAGGCGTTTATGTCTCTAGTTGGAATCGAGGATCTATTCGCTGCCTTGGATAAGATTCCCGGTGCCAAATTGATTGGAAGAATTATTGCATCTTTTGATTGTCCTAACGTTCACTTTGTTTATCCTCCGATTAGATCATTCTTGAGTACCCTGACATTTAAACAATGCTTGGATGGAGGCCGACTTGCATTCCCCAAACTTCCGAGATTACCAAATATTAGAAGTTTGGCAGGAATTATATTTAGAAAACTAAAAGAAATAATACAAGAAGAAATAGAAAACTTAATAACTAGAGTTTATGTGGCAATGCTCTTAAAAGTATTATTAACAATTGAGAATGCATTATGTAAGGCACTAGAGGCCGTGGGTAGATTCGCAGCCGAAGCCGTTAAGGGTCCCGATGCCAATTTTGGTGGCATGATGCGTGATTTATTTTGTGATGACGGTACAAGCGATTCAGATGTCGATGATTTAACATCAAGTTTGCTGACCGATGCCGGAATCACAAATACAGATTTACAGAACTTGGCAAAAAATGCAACTGCAAGTGATCTAAAGAACAAACATAAAGAGATAACAGAAACGATTGCAAGAATTTCTTCTAGAAGAGAATTGGAACAACTCTTGGTTGCAAATGACGGAGAACAAGATATAAATACGTTAAGAAGAATATCTTCAACAATCTCGCTTAAATTTCCAGAGTTTGCAATATTTTTTGATGATCCGAGCAAAGTCGCTGCCATATTTAGCAACATTGGCAATAGATTGAGCCCCGAACAGCGTGCCAATGTAAGAGATGGCCTAACAAGGCCCGGAGTCAATGTACCAGTTGATTCTTCTGTTTGTTTGACGTCAGATCAAATGGATGAGTGGAATGATAAAAGAAAAACAATTTTAACCAATGCCGGGATGAATCCAGATGAAGCAGAAGATTATGTTAATAAACTTAACGATCGCGCTGCTAGCGATTTGCTTGATTTAGCAAATATCCTCGCTAAAGGGCCTGAAAGTGTTATGGGCGATGCGATCAATAATGCTTTTAATCCAAACCCAAATGACAAAGGTAGACTAAATGATCCATTCTGTCCTCCAACAAACGCTTCTTCAATTGTGGCTTTGGACACAGAGGAATCTTTACAAGAGGCAGCAGAACTTGCCGAGGGCACATTTAGATCTTTGGCATTTGCATTTACCAATGATATGATTGGGAAGAGAGACTCTTTCTTGGATAATGTCCTTGCCGATACGTGCAACCTTCCTCTGAAGAGACATGAGCAAAGATCAAATAACTTTGTTTTCCAAATCGACTGGGCCAACTCACAAGAAGACTGGGATGCAAAAAAAGAAAGATTCTCAACAACCAAACTTGGTGAAATATATTTCGGTGCCCTTTCAAGCGAAGAACCCATAGGTGTATTTCCAGAGACTGTTGGCATTCTAACAAAAGAAAAGTTGGATGCAAATGATTTTGCGATTGATTTTAAAACAACAGAGAAAGTTCGTCCTCAAACGAAAACAAAAATAATAGAGAAAGTGGGGCCACTGAAAGACGTTAATGTCAAGATCCGCAGAACATATAGAAAAGAGCCAGATCTTATTCTTGATTTCTTCAATGATAAGAATGAGGGCTGCCGATTTGAATACGAATTAATGTTTACAAACTATCAAGAAGGCGAGATCAAATTCAAAAAAGAATTAGGTTATCGAACATTCATCTATTACTATGGAAATGAATATGAAAAATCATTTTTTGGAAAGGAAGACGAAGATAAAGAAATACCATACGATCGACTAGAATACAGAGTTGTTAATACGGTCGGCATCTCGGGCACTGGTTCAGCGCTCGTCGAGCAGCATGGGTCAATTTCTGAAGATGAATTGCAAGAACTTAAAGTCCCATATCAGGGAGTTCTGTTTTCTAATTATATCAGTTCTATCCTTTCTGCATCAGGACACTCCGCCCTCCCAGTTAAACAAATAGCGAAGGACTCATATAAAAATTATATGGAGTATCTCTACAAAGGTGTTCTTAAAGGCCTTAATCAAAAGTTAGATGGAACACAACCGGAAGGCTATGACTTCGGATACGTAGCAAATAATCTGACACCAGATGATGTGTTGTATGTAAACCCTGAAGCGACATCTGACGAGAGCACTTGGGAATATACGTACGATGAAGAAGAAATGGTTCTAGGCAAATCTGCCACAAACAATGAAAGAGTCCACTTCTTGGATCCTGCAATCTACGGCGGTAGTTATAGCAATCCACCATTTTACATCGAGCCACAGAAATTTAAAGGCTGGCTTGGGATTGCGTCAGCGCTTGTTCCGGAGTTTGATGGATGTAAACCTAGACGCACTGATTTTATTGGCTTGAAAGAACTGGCTGACAATGTCACAAAATTGGAACAAGCAATCCCGCCTGATTCAAGATTAAGCGAGGACCCTGACTGTATCAACCATACACCGTTTGATAAAATATCCGATCCGTCAACGCTCGCTTATTTAGATACCACAGTCGCTGCAACAATTAGAATCTATGCATGCGAGGCAATGGTAAAATCAATGCCCGTTCTTTCTCACATGAGATATTCTGAAGACAACTATGACACTGGCTTTGCCTCTGTGATTGTGGAAAAGATGGAACAAGGATTATCTGAAACGGAGGCTCTCATTCCTATATTTGGAGGAAGAGTTCAAAATTATAATTATTGGCTTCTTTTTCTTGAATGTGCTGTTATGGCTCTGGTTCGCAAAATTAGTATGGGCGAAATCGAATCCAATTCAGAAATTGATGATGCAAGGGCAATTATTGATAAAGCACAACGACGTCACTTGTATCCAAACAGGGATGTACTTAGAGTGATTAAAGGTTATGGATCTTCTATTGAAAGAATTAAGACTATCAATCCTGCTAAAATAGACGAAGATTATAAGAATCAGCCAAGAGTTCGACAAGTACTAAAAGGATGTTATATTGCAGGATATCCGGGACTTGCCCAGAAAGGCAGAGTGATCGATCAGACAATTGATTTCGATCCGCTTCTTCTTTCGCTAAACGGCGCTCGATTTGCATCACATATAAATACAATTTATGACGTGAGAAGACAATGTAAGATTCTTTTGAAGTATCTCGTTAGTCATGAAATAAGCCAATTGATGTCAAATCTAAACGAAAGATTCGACGGAAGCCAATATATTTACGATTTTTATCGATATACCTTGGCTTTACCTGATGTTTACGCTAAAACTGGCCTGAAATCAGGTCTCACAGAGACAGAAGCACCCATTACAGATGGTGAAATATCATATGGATCAGTGCCTGACGTTGGCGATGTTAGTTCTGTTGATCTCACAGCGGCCGGTGGCTTTGGTTTTTACATTGAAAAATACGTAAGAACGGTTGAGAAGCCGGAAGAATTTTATTCCGAGAGCCCATTTTGGGCGAATCCTGACTCCGAAGCTGCACAAATTGTCAAGAATATGCCGAATTCTTTGAAGGGTGTGTGCAATATTAAAGAGTTTGGAGAGTATTTCTCTCAAGCAAAGGATCTTTTTGACGAGAATGCCAACATTTCAGACATCTTTGGCGATGCTTCAATAAGCGAAGGCAGCGAAGAGTACTTAGGATCGACCGGATTGAAGTTCGGTGTTCGAATTATAATGGTGCCTGATGCTATTCTCGCCGGAAAGATAAACGAAGGCGAGATCGATTCCAAGTTTGCCCGAGAAGAAAAGTCATATAACCTCCAGTCAATTCCTGTTGCATCGTTCGAACAAGATATTCCAGATATCAAATTCAAAGAATTAAAGTTCAATAATCCAACTTTGGACGAAGATCTTAAATGTTACATTGATAATCTTGTAAAGACCGACGAGTTTGTGTTTTTGATGGACTATGTGTTTGGAATTAAGAAATTACCATCTATTCTGTTGACATATGTGAACGAGGCGTTCATTCAAGCCGTTGGCGCTGATGTTGAGAGAGATGTCGATAATATTATTGACCGCTTTGATGATGCGTGGAAGGGCGAGGTGCTGTCCGATTCCAAGAGGGAGTGCCGTAGATTGTTTGCTGCTTTCTATCGATCCGATGACTTTGAAGTACCCGAAGGCGACGACGGTAGATCATTAGCAGAAATATTCGAAGATATGAAGAAGGGAAGCATTTTTGGAAGGCCAGACCCATCAATGCGTTGGTGGAGAAGACGACGACAGCGTGGAAGACCATACGATAAAGATGGGAACGAATGTGCAGGAGAGTTTGGCGGACTATTTAAGAACTAGAGGGACTTATCATGGCTACAGATCCATTTTGGGATGAATTATCAAAATACGAAGACAGGGTTCAGGGACCTTTATCAAGTTCTCCAACAGATCCTTTGACCGATATTACGGATCCGAAAGAACAAGTGAAGCAGAATTTTAGAATTCTTTTATTGACTGCACCGGGCGAGCGCATCGCACATTCAAATTTTGGCGTAGGGCTAAAGAATTATCTTTTTGAGTTGGCAAACGAGCAAACCTATTCCAAGGTTAGAAACAGAATACAAGAGCAAACCGCACAGTACATGCCATACATTACAATTCAGGACTTACGAGTCGGATTGGCATCGGCAGATTCGCAAGTGATGAGGGTAATAATTAATTATTATATTCCTCGTTTAGACCAGTTAGACCAAATAGATCTTACGTTTCCATTATAATTCCTTGAAGAACTAATTATAAGTTGAGAGGGTCGCTAAATGGCTAAGAAGAAAATTGTACCTATAAAATACACCAGCAGAGATTTTGAATCAATTAAATCAGATCTGGTTGAATATTCAAAAAGATTTTATCCAAACAGAGTAAATGACTTTTCAAAAGCGTCATTTGCTTCGCTGGTGCTTGACAGTGTTGCATATGCTGGCGACATTCTATCGTATTATTTAGACTATCAGGTTAACGAATCATTCCTCGATACATCAATTGAATTTGACAATATCCGCAAACATGCCAACAGCCTTGGTTATAAATTCGCAGGTATTCAGAATGCATACGGAACTGTTGCGATGTTTGTCTTAGTTCCAGCAAATGCAAACGGTACAGCACCCGATACTTCTTATTATCCAATTGTAAAGAGAGGCACTACCTTTCAAAGCACCGGTGGAGGCTCTTTTATTTTAACTGAAGATGTGAGATTCGATGACCCACAGAACGAAGTTGTTGCTGCTCGGTTTGATCCGTCTGATGGATCAACAACATTCTTTGCTATTCGTGCATACGGTCAAGTTGTATCTGGTCGCTTTGAGACTGTAACTTTTGACCTTACAAGTGAACCATTTGAAAGATTTAAGCGAATAAGAGTCGGAGGCACCAATATATCCGAAATCTTTTCCGTAATTGATGGAAACGGCAACAAATATTACGAAGTTGATTATCTT